TGTCCATCTTAGCTTTATATAAATCTAAAGAATGATTGATCTCACCGAGCTCTTCTTTTATCTTAGAATTACGCTCTTTCAACAATGTATTCATCTTACTAAATATATTAATGTCTAATAGATCTTCAATAACAGATCTACGAGACCACGCAGGTAATTGCATAAAGGGAATAAAGGAACTACTACCTAATACAACAACCTGATGGAATGATTTATGATTTAACTTAAGAATGTTCTGTTCTAAGAATTTCTGATAATCTCTAGCATTGGAAGACTGATTGATCATATTACCATTTTGCCAGATTTCAAACTTGTTAGGTTTAATACCTCTTAATATTCTAAAGTCTGAACTACCAATAGTAAACTCAACCTCGACAATTGTGCCTTTCTTATTAATACTATTGATCATTTGATCTTTCTTAATATCACGATGTGGTTTACCAAACAATCCAAAAGATAATGCATCCAGCATCGTTGACTTACCTGCACCATTCGAACCGACAATAAGGGTTGATGGGGTTCTATCTAATTGTACTTTAATTGTGTCATTACCTGTTGAAAGAAAATTCTTCCAACTAACACTTTTAAAATTTATCATACGACCTCTAAGTTCTGAGCTTCTGTATAAAGCTTTCTCAATTCAATTTTCAAATGATCTTTATCTAGTTCAGTATCAACTGCTTCTACATAAGAATCCAATAGTTCAGTTGTATCCTCTAAAGATACTTTTTCATCTTCAACGCTTTCACCTAAATATTCTTCAAAGCTTTCAGCGATTTTTAATTCATATGTTTCTATGTTTTGAAGCTTATCAACAAACTTGTCGAACATATATAGATCGTTCTTGGTTAATACTATCAGCTTAATAAACTTGTGCTCACAATCAGTAAAGTCAAAGTTGCTATAATCGTTATTAGTATCATCATATACAATCTTTTTAAACATAGTAATAGGATTACGCACAGCCGTAACTTCTCGTGTTTCTGTGTCAAGTATATGAAAATACTTTGGATCATCAACATCAGCCCATGTAAATTCAAACTGAGAACCTAAATAGTCGACATTATATCTGGACGATCTTGTATGAAAATGTCCAGATAATACTTTTTCAAACCGTGAAAATATTTCAGCGTTCATTCCGTGTGGATTAGTAATACCTGCCATCATTTCAAAGCCAGCAAGTTCTAAATGAGCACCTAGTATTGGCGCTTTACACTTCATAGCAAAATCAACGTACTCTTTATAGTTAGCGTTATTAATCCATGGAATCACTGCTACACCTAAACCATCATAATCTAGTACAGTAGGTTTCATAATAATGTTTACATTACTGGTAAAATAACCAAGCAACTCTTTGAGGCTGCACAACTCGTTAGTGTTTTTGAAATAGACATCATGATTTCCGGGTATAATATCCATGGTAATGCTGGCATCACGCATAGGCTCAAGAAAATGCTTACGATTAGCATTGAGCGCTTTAAAGTTAACGAATTTTCTGTGCTCATAATAGTCTCCCAAATGCAAGATATTCTTAATATTATGTTCTTTCAAATAAGGAAAGAATATCTCCTCGTAAAATCTCTCTTGATACTTTAGAAAAATATCTGATGAATTTCTTACACCACAATGTGTGTCATTTAATATAGCTACTTTCATATTATACCATAAACAATTCTAGTTTTTCTTTTTCTTTTTCTGCTTTCGCAAATTCTTTGATCTTATCATCTTTTACTCTTATCTTATCGATTCTTTGTCTAAGAGTATCTACATATTCCATTGTTTGTTGTGCACCAGCATCATCCATTCCCATAGCAGCAAAGTCTTCAATTCCCATTTTTTCGATAAATCTGAATTTAATTTCTTGTTGCTTTTTCTCTTTAGTGATCCTACGAATAAATGCAAAGAAACATATTTGTGTAAAATAAGAGAACGCATTAGGATTACCAGTCCTTGTTGCCGTTTCTATTTTATAGTTATTAATAGCTCTTAGACAGTTTTCGACACCATCCATAACCATCTCTTCACGATAAGTGTACCGAACGAAGTTCGGTCTGTGAGACAGGCCTTCTGATATTTTCATGAAGCAGGTTGCAATATAATTAGTTACTGTAGGAGTGACTTCGCCTGCATCCTTTGAGGCTCTTGCTGAAATCGCGTAATCCATAACAGCTTGAGAAAATTCCTTATTGTTTACGTAGTGTGGTTTATCTTTTGGTTTGATTTTTTTAGTCATGTGTTTCTCCCGATAATAGTATATTATAACATAGTATGCAACAAATGTACACAGTTATTTTCATTAAATTAATTTAGTTTTTTTGCATAAAAAGGTGTACAAATCGTCAAAAGCGTGATATAATATAAGAGTCCACTTGAGGCCAGGGGTATACTAATGTATTGTTTTAGGCTCTGTTTCATCAGATTCGTACTGTTCTTGGATATCATCTTCAAAGGTATCATAATCATAAGTCTCTATAGTATCTCTAATCTCATCTTGACAAGAATACTTTATATACGACTCTTTCGTCTCAGATACAACCTCGGTATGGTTGATCACAAAGCGTTTCATAATTTTAAACACTTTCTTGTCGGAAAATGGAAACCAATCTGCAAAAGTCCACATACCAGCAGGTGAAGCCTGCACGGCCGCAGGCCGTTCTACAATGAACGCATGCTCGCTCGCCGACTGAACATAACAAATAATGTTTTCACCGTTTGTTAGTTTAAAATGCCTTACATCTACTTCTTCGATTGATTCCATTTATATATTTATACCATGTATTTTATAGTCAAATTTTTCTCTACTGTATATTCTGATACGCTCTCCAGCATGATTTAACGTATAATTCTTTCGGGCCTTCCAATGTAAATCATCAGCAATATCATATACCTTAGTATCTATACCATCTGCAGACTTCCTTAATCCACGTCCGATACTTTGAAGAACCCTAATTTGAGACTTACTCGGTGAAGCAAAAATAATGTTGTGTAAACGCTTAATATTAATACCTGTAGAAAAAGTGCCCATACTAGCGACAATAATCGCGTCGTCCTGCTTCTCTGTAATCGCTCGAATCTCTTCCCTCGTATCCACGTCGGTCTCACCTGAGACATAAAACAACCTCCTCGTATTTCTTGGTAATTCATCAAACTTTTTCTTTAATAAATCGTGCAATGGTTTTCCGTGCTTATCGACAAACTGGAATAATATCAGCGAGTTCCCTTCTTGATCCATCGCTAAATTTGCTATAAAATTATTCCGCGCTTCGTATTTTACAATAAAGTCAATCTCTTCTTGGTACTTCATCTTCGATACTAATCTGCAATGTTCATCGCTATATTTCAATAACAAGACAAATATGTCGAGTTGTGACAATGAGTTTTCTTCAATCAGCTTTTTAGTAGTAGTGACTTTATGCACAGGGCCAAATAGACCTTCTAAAACTAACTGATGTGTCTGTGTGCCATCTAATGTTCCTGTTGTTCCTAAACGATATTGTGCATTCACGCACTTTTCCAATATAGCAGTTAAAGACTTAGCTTTAAAATTATGCGCTTCATCACCAATCACCATGCCGTAATTTTCAAACCATGGGGTCTGCATTTTATATATTGATTGCCATGTAGTAATAATTACACGGTGCTTTAAGTTATACTTTTCTTTGCCTGAATATATTTTATGGCAATTAGATTCTACCGACCATTCGTCGTTTGTGGAATAATCGCCAAAGTCTGAATACATTTGTTCAACTAGCGATGTTGTAGGCACAATAAGCAATACGTTTCTGTCATACATCTCTAAAAAATATCTAACAGCTAAATATATAATTAAACTTTTACCAGAAGCTGTAGGACTTAATAACAAAGAACTTTTATTAGTCAGCGCATGTGAGAGCGCACTTAGTTGATAATCTCTAGGTGTTATACTATCTCCGTTAGCCGTGAGCGTCACCTGTTTCAGCAAACTTTCAATATCATGAAGCTCTTCAATGTCGGGCCGTCCATACATAGAATTATCTTCTACTATAAACTCATAATTACGAGCATTCGCAAATTCAATAAGGTACTTATAAAGTCCCGCGTAAATTTGTTTTTTTCTTAAATCGTACAATCGTATCTTACCATCCCACATACGATTTTTGTATGACGGCATAAACTTATAACCTGGTACATAAAAACAGAAGTGTTCTGACAACTCCATTTCTATTCCTGGTTCAGTTATAACACTTAGAAATACCTCGTTCTTTTTCTTAACGACTATTTTTTCCATTACATCCCGCTAGTAAATTTGTTCCATTCAATAATATTTTTAATGTTCTGATGTCTCCACTTAATGTTGTCAAGTATTTCTTTTAAAGTGTCAACTAGTTCTTGCGTGTAGTGCATTTTAGCTTGATGTTCTTGAATGAGTGGGTCCGCATCGTACCACTTATCCATATCCCCTTTCAGCACTGTAAGTCCGTTCAAAGGATCGTAACCCCATCCTTTAGAATCCATTTCTTCTTGCGTGAGTTTACCGTTATAGTGCATGAATTTATCTTTCAATAAGACTTTAAATTCTAAGTCAAGCTTTTTAAATCTAAGTTTATTTATTGAGTATAACTCTAGGTACTTCGAATGAAGCTTTGCCGAATCTCTTGCCGATTGGTCTAATTGAAGCTCGTCTATAATCGAGTCTTTCTTCCACATCTCAAGTATTGTTTCTAAATTATTCATAATATCTCCATAGTATATCTATATGTGTACAAACACCGCCAAAAAGTAAACCGATATGTTTACTTGATTTCGTAGTATGTATACTTTAATGTCACGTCAGCTTGCAGGTATTCTATATCTGTTTGCTGAGTAGAAAATTCAACAGCAGATAGATTAGTAGGGAAACAGTCTCTAAAAGTAATCTCTTTCGTGACGTTATTGTGACTACTTAAAATAGATAAAGTTGCATCAGACTTAAACGCTTCGCCTTTTTCAATAATCTTGTGCATCCAATTAAACATTTCAATATAGTTCTCCATATCTTCTGTTACGTTAAATCGTATTGCAAGATCACCGAAAGTAATCCTATCACCTGTAAAAGCCAAGTTAGATCCTTTGTAAGGATTCGGTGCTTCACCCAATGATAAGTCGGGAAGAGTTACAGCTGTACAAAAATACTCAACATTAGCATATTGAGTAGAATCTATTTTAAATTGAAATCCAGTAGGACTCAAAAAGTTTTTATTTTGTGTAGTCATATATCTATTTATACTCTTTAAATGTTAGAATGTGCCATCCTTGGCCGGTTAACTCCTAAAACTTTACTTATTTAGCTTTGGTCTCTTCAACACCAGTCTTATCGGCAACACTTTTAATTGTTCCAGATACTACATCTAAAGTGCCAGTAGTAACTCCAGCAACGTCAGACGCAACACCACCAACAATATTCTTAGTGCCATCAATTACTGAGTCAACTGTATTACAACCAGCTAACAAAACTACTGTCATTAATGCAAAAATCTTATGCATGATAATCTCCTATCCTGTAATTCCGGGGGTGGTTTCCTATCCACTCATGTGCAGTACGTACCACTTGATACGCAGAACGTCTTCCTTACATCTATTTATACACATAAAAAAAGGGACCCGAAGGTCCCTTAATCGCATATCTAATTAAAGATTAGCTGTTCTGCATGATTCCGTCTACTCTAAAGATTCTAAAGTATGGGTTTTCTCTTGCAGTACCAGTACCGTTAGAGGCTACATATGGGTTAGCGACCATGCCGTATCTAGTTTTGAAACCGATTCTTGGCTGGAAGTCTTCTTCACCAATTGCTTTAACCATAGTTAAAGGAACGTATGGGCAATAGAAGATACCTGCGTCATATGGAGTATTACCTCTGTAACCTACAGTTACGTAGTCAGGGTTAGTACCAGTTGCATATGGATCAACATATACTTTGAACTTACCGTTAAGAACACCAGCAAAAGTATTACCAGTATCATCAACATTCAGTGAAGTATTCAAAGCTGGGCTGTAGTCAAGCATTCCAGAAGCTGCTAGGATTGAAGCAACGTCAGAAGAACAGATAATATAGTTACCTTTTCCTCTTCTTGTTTCTTTAGCAATAACATTAGCTTCTCTTTCGATCTGTACAATAAGACCTTTTGCTTTTTCAGCCAACCATCTGCCGTCTGAATCAGTGTGCAAGTTAAAGATACCTTTAACAGCAACGCTTGATTGTCCAGCACCTAGCTTAGCTTTTTGGTTTACAGTTCTAACAACTTCTCTGTTGATTTCCGCAAGGATTTCAGAAGAAAGGATGTTAGCAAGTTCACCTTCAGCGTCTAGACCGTGCACAGCTTTAAGATCTTGTGCAAGTTCCATTGTGTACTCAGCTTTAAGAGCTCTTGACTTAGCAGTAACAGTAGACTTATCGATTGAGAAAGCCATCTCACCGAAAGTAGTACCGCCGCCATCACCTAGTGCTTCAGATTGAGCAGTAGTTAGACCACCACCAACTGTTGAGAAAATCTCACCAGCAGTTTCACCAGTATTCAAATCACCGTCACCACTATCAACAGCAGCTTCTAGACCAGAAGGACCTGCTTCTTGAGTACCGCCACCTGAGAAAGCTGTATTAGCTTCATCAAACAATGCTTCAGTACCGTCTTGAGTGCTATAGTTTGACTTCATAGCAAAGATAAGACCAGTAGGACCTGACATAGGTTGTACACCAGCGATATCATAAGCGATAAGGTTAGGCATAGCTCTTCTTACTAAAGAGATAAGAACAGGATCAAATCCTGCAATCTCACCTGCAGTAGCACCCATACCAGCGCCTACGGCATTAGCATGTACTTCTGAGATCATGTTACCTTTTACAGCATGAGCTTCTTCTCTTGCTGCGATTTCTTGGTTCTCTAACAATCGAGCAGTTACTGCTGCTTTATGACTGTCTTGAATTGATGGAACATCTGCGTGCCCGAGAACTGGAGCCCACTTTTCCATTAAGTTTTTGTCTGCGTTAAACATTTTTAGTTTCCCCTATTAGACTATTTGTTAAATTTTGAAATAGCTGAAGTGTATCTAGCCATAACATCACTGATATCAGCAGGAGCCTCATCAGTACCAACCAATTGTTGAGCTTCATCTACTGATTCTTGAGCTTCAGATCTGAAGTATGATTCTTTAACTACATTCACTTTCATTTCGAAAGATTCTGCGTCGTCAAAATCAATATCTTCTACCAAAGATGCAAGCTTTTCAGCTTCAGTCAATGCTAGCCCAGAAGATGCATTTCTTACAATCTCAGCTCTTTCTAAATTAGAAACAGACTCAGTTAGCGCGATGTTATCTTCCGTTGATTTATTTAGTGATTCCTCTAGCTCAGCAACCTGTCCTGACAATTCGTCAATTAGGTCAACCTTACCTTCTGGAACCTCGATATAGTGCTCTTTGAACACTGATTGTAAAGAAGCCATAAAGTCTTCAGCAATTTCAGTCCTAAGACCGTTGGTTACTGCAACTTCGTTGTCTGTCATCCAGTTAGAAACTACATAGTTAAGATAGGAATCTACCTTTTCTACGAGCTCAGACTTGATTTCAGATACTTCTTCTTCAAGGTTTGCGACGTACTCAGACTCGAGTCTTTCAATCTCTGCACCTACTTTAGTTTTTAAAGCAGCTTCAAAGATGATTCCGGCCTTAGCTTGAAAACCATCAGACAGTGTAGCTTCTTCAGCCACTAATGATTCCAAATCTTCAGAGTAGTCAATGTGGTCGACATTTACGTCTTCCTGAACTGGCTTCTCTGCTTCTTCTTCAACATCAACACTTTCGTTAGTAGCTTTCATAACACTAGCATAAATCTTTTGTGCGTCTAGTTTTTTTGATTTTTTCAACATATCATTCACTGATGCCATGATTGCAGCTTTAGTTTTAGGCATTGTTTCGACTACAGGCTCTTCGTCTTCGTCGTCTTCTTCATCAGCAGACTCCTCAACTTCTTCCTCTTCGTCATCATCACCTTCTTCAGCTTCATTCTTAGCTTTCGCTTCTACGATTTCTTCGTCTTGAACTTGTTCGTCTTCAACGAGCTCCTCGTTAGTAAGCTCTTCAGTTTCTGATACGTCTTCGACTAAATCATTTTCTATTTTGTCATTAGACATAATTTATTCTCCTATTAAGAATTTACAAGTTTAGAGAGGAAATTCTTAAAAGCTTTAATCTCAACATCAGATGATCTAACGCCTC